AAGTAAGACTTTGAGACTCGTGCCGGATGAGCAAGGACTTTTCATCCAAGCCAATCTTGCCAAAACGACCGCGGGCAAGGACTTATATGAGCTAATCAAACGGGGAGACATCGACAAGATGTCTTTTGCTTTTACTGTGGCGGAAGACGGGTACGACAAGCAAACAAAAACCCGCAAAATCAGGGGAATCAAAAAATTATGGGATGTCGCGGCGGTTGAAACCCCCGCTTATGATACCACTTCTATTTCTGCAAGGAGTTTCTTTGAGGTGGAGGCCGAAAAGGAACGCAAAGCATCGGAGGATGCCCAATTGCGACGGAAGTTGCTTTTGAAAACATATTTTTAGGAGGTACGACATGACAATCGAGCAAATCAAATCGAGAAAACTTGAAATCCGCTCCATGCTTGAGCAAGACGACGCGGATTTGACTGCTTTAGAAGTGGAGCTTCGCGACCTTGAAGCTCAAGAGGAGAAAATCCAGAAGCGTGCGGCTTTGATTAGCGCGGTGGCTTCTGGAGAAGTTGAGACACGCAAAATTGACAAACCAGGAGATGACATTATGGACAAAGACATGGAACAACGCAAAGCCTCTGAGCAACGCGGACGCGAGCTAATCGAAAAGCGTTCGGTGACTCTTTCCAACAACGTGATATTGCCACGTTATGACGCACCTGACCTGAAGCCAACGTTCAACGAAGTTTCGACTCTGCTTGACCGTGTAGGCGTGAGAGTCCTTTTGGGTGGCGAAACTTTCCGCCAGCCGTACATCACAGGCTACGGCGAGGGCGGCTACACAGCTGAGGAAGCCAACTACACTACTGCTGAGCCGACTTTTAACTATGCGACGATTAATAAGGCCAAAATCACCGCTTACGCTGAGGACACTGAGGAAGTCATCAAGTTGCCTCTAGCCAACTATGACGCAGAAGTCGTAAATGGCATCACCATCGCCCTTAGAAAGAGAATTACTCGCCAAATCTTGATCGGCGCTGGCACAACAAACACATTCACAGGAATTTTCTCCAGCAACGCCACAGCAATCGACGCGGCAACGGATATCTCCATCACTGACATCGACGAAACCACTCTTGACGAGATCATCTACTCCTACGGTGGCACTGAGGATGTCGAGGGGACTGCGGTGCTTATCCTCAACAAGCTCGATCTCAAAAAGTTTGCGACTCTCCGCACAAACGACGGCGAGAAAATCTACAACGTCACCAACAACGGAAACACTGGCACGATCGACGGGGTACCTTACATCATCAACAGTGAATGCAAGGCGACTGCAACTGCAACAACAGGTCAGTATCTCATGGCTTACGGCTCGCTTTCCAACTACACCATGACAGTTTTCTCGCCTATCACAGTCGAGCGCTCCATGGACTATCAATTCAAAAATGGCAACATCGCTCACCGCGGGTCCATCTTCGCAGGCGGCAACGTGACGGCGAAAAACGGCTTCTTAAGAGTAAAACGAGCTTAATTCAGGGGAGCTTCGGCTCCCTATTTTTATGGAGGTGGCAAAATGGTCAGAATCGGCATCAATCCGAAAAATACAAATCTCAAAACTGACGGTCTATCTGACGTTGACAGAGGCTACATCGCTCATATCGAAGTCCCTGCGGCTTCGGCAGTTGTCGCCAATACCACAGCAGTCCTTGCGGCCGTCACATCGACAGCTTTGACGCAAGTCATCACCACAGGCATCACAAACCCTGCCTACGCTCGCAACATCACCGCCACAGCAGGCGGCACAGCTGCGGACATCAAAGCGATACAGGTCATCATCGAAGGCACCAACATGGATAACGAGGTCATCACTGAGACTCTGCCAGCGTTCACTGTGGACACCGCGGGGACTGTCGCAGGAACCAAAGCATTCCGCACCGTCACCAAGGTAACCATCCCTGCCCATGACGGCACAGGAGCGACAACAGCGATAGGTTTCGGCGAAGTCCTTGGAATCCCGTATAAACTCGCTCACAACAGTGTTTTGTTGGCGTACCACAACAACGTGCGCGAAGGGACTCTGCCGACTGTCACAACATCGGCAACCGTCCTAGAGAGCAACACGTTTGACCTCAATACAGCACTCAACGGGTCGAAGGTAGACGTCTACCTGGTGGTTTAAATGACTTTCCTTGCTGACGTTAAAAAAGTCCTAAGAATATCCTCCTCGGCCTTTGACACGGAGATTAACAATCTCATCTCAGCTGCCGAAGAGGATTTGAAAATATTTTCCATTGTCCCAGAAAAGGTCGTGGACACTGACCCACTCGTCAGAAACGCCATTATTACGTACGTAAAAGCTCAATTTGGCTGGGACAACCCTGATGCAGAGAAGCTCATGACCAGTTATGAGTCCCAGAAGTCTGCTCTCGCACTGGTGCGAAAGTACAACGGG